CCCCACGTCATACCTACAGAGGTAGGGTTATACAAGAACTTAAACCCATAAGGAGTAGTGTCATTGATAATGCCATTTACCTTATTGTTTTTTGTGGCGTTAGTATTGAGGCTAACATCAGAAGCCAAGTCTTGGCTCATCTGAATAGCGCCTTTTGCACCACTAAAACTGCCGTCTGCTCCAGGCCTCCACGCTTGTTGTGCATTTGTCCAGTATCCTGGGTTTGTAATTAGTTGGTCATTTTTAGCAGAGAGAACCTGAGGACCAAACTTCAAATACGAAGAGGTTGTCATTGGTGCGTTGTACTTAAACGGTGCTGGATCACCCTTTACTGGGGGAGGAGGGTTTCCGCCTTGGTCAGAGTTCCAGTTTGTACCGCCATTGTTTCCGTTATACAGGCTCTTGTCTAATACTGGCAAAGATTTTCCTGCTGCAATTGCCAGTAAAGTTTTTTTTACAAAATCCTGATCCACACTCTGATTATGCAATAACGTGTTCACTGTAGACAGGGCTTTAACTTGAGCGGCTTGTGCAGCAGTGTATGCAGTTTTAGTGTTTTCATAAGCAAGTTTTAAACTTATGTATTGGTTCTGGTAAGTTGAAGGAAGGTCTGCAGGTTGAGTTAATGTGTGACCTGCAGGAGCCTTTGTATAAACTGCAGCATCATAGATGTAGTAATTTCCTAAGTTTCCAAAGGGATTGTTTAACCCACCAGCAACATATGGCTGGCAATACTCTTTGAGTTTCAATTCCGCAAAAGACTTAGTTTGACTTGCCTTAGTTAAGGCATCATTGGCTTTGTTTAATGCAGATTGTGCATCACTTAACTTTTTTGTGTCAGTAGTTACTGCTGCTTGAGCAGTCTTTAAAGCCGTGTTGTTAGCATCAATCTGTGCGTTTGCAGCCTTGGCTTTATTCAGTAGGTCTTGTAATGACTGGGCCATTATCTACTTCCCATCATAGAGATGCTGTTGTTTTCTTCGATGATGCTTTGAACTTTCTTTGCAAACTTTATTGCTTCATCCTGTGATGCTTGAGCAATGTTGACACTGATTTGAACGTTAGTGGTACCGCCTTGTTGTGGCGTTGTAATAGACGCGCCAAATCCAGAACTACCTCCACCATAGCCTGGGATGTGTGTTCCCCATGCAGAGTGATTGACTGCCCCAAGAACCCCTGCCGTATCATTACCCTTCATTAGGGCCGCACGAATAGCCGCATACCCTCTTTGATTTTCTTGCAAGGTAGAGATGTTTGATTGAAGTCCTTGAGAGTACGAGGTGTATGACTTGACCCCTGCAGAGTTCATATCCACAGCACCAGATGCTCCTAGGGTGGTGTTAAGAGGGTTGTAGTGAGCGGAGTTTTTCCACTGCCCACCTTCATACGCCATCCATGTAGTCATGGCTTTTACGTTGGCAGATGTTGCAGGGGCGCCAATTCCCTTGAGGAAGTCTGTAGCCCAAGCCTTCTGATCCCCAGTACCAAGCACAGTGCCAGGAGCAGAAACAGTTTTTCCAGAGACTGTTTGTTTAGTTCCTCCAGTACCTGTTAGGAAGGTTGATGGATCTACTGGGTTGTTCTTTCCTTTACGGACTTCAAAGTGAAGGTGAGGACCAGTTACATTACCTGATTGTCCAGACTTACCAATCTCTTGACCAACGACTACCTTTTGACCAATCTTTACCGACTTGCTCTGTAGATGTCCGTAAAGTGTTTGATACCCATTACCGTGGTCAATCTGTACAGAAACACCAAAGTCTGCACCAGGAGAATCGTCATAGACAGTTCCGTCAGCAACAGCCTTAACAGAGGTACCAACAGGTACGGCGTAGTCATCACCTGTGTGGTAGTTCTTAGCGCCGTTCCACATGCCTGGATCTTTTGCACCATACATAGTTGTAGGAGCAGTTCCAGGAATTGGAGAACTTAAAGTTTGCTTACTACTTTGTCCAGAGTATGGGTGGATGGTTGAGGTGTTTGCAGCAGTAGATGAGTATCCGCCTGGAGTTGCTTGCGCTTGAGAGTACGCCCCACCCTTGGCACCAAATGAGGCGCCAAATCCTCCGTAAGAACTTCCTCCGCTAAATAGTCCAGCAATACCGCCAATGAGTGCTCCACCAACAATACTTAACCCAAGAGTTTCTGGGGCAAATGCACTACCAATTGCAGCGCCTGTGGCAGCACCAGCACCCGCAGCAGCCAGACCAGATGCTGCGCGAGTTACTCCGCTACTGGCGCCAACAGCACTGCCAAGTTTTTTACCTGCAGCACCAACGCCAAGACCAACAGCAGCAGGTGCAAGCACTCTTCCAGCAAGACCTTTAACAAGAGATAGAGCACCTTTACCAGCGCCAAGTAGTCCTGTTCCTGCCATGCCTAATGGCATACCAAGTCTTTCGGCAGCAGCAAGATCCACCATACCCTCAGCAATATTCTTAACTCCCATGGTGAATCCACCGATGAGAGAGGTTAGCGCTCCACCTAATCCACTCTGTCCAAGGCCTTGCATATAACCTTTTGCTTCAAACAATGCCTGGCCAAATTCAGCAACTATTTTGTTAACTGCAGTAATGGTATCTGCAGCGTGTTGGAACCCTTTGATCATTGAGTCTTGGGCGTTAGTCATCAACTGAGTCTGAGACATAGTGATCTGCTGCCCTGCTGCATTAGGGTTACCAGTACCAGACATCTTTGAAAGATCTGCGTTTTTGTTTTGCGCTAACGCTAAAAACTGCGCTTTAAAGATCTGCTGTTGATCAGCCGAGAAACCTAGCGCATTTAGATCTGCACCAGCAAGACCGTACTGCAAAGACTGTTGAACGCCTTTGACGTTTCCTTGTCCTCTTCCTTGGAAGATACGGTTGAAGAGTTGCTTAGCCATATCTGATTCAGATAATGGATTGCCGTTCTTATCAAACTGAGAGATACCGTACTGGTATAGGTTGGCGCCCATAGCACCTGTTTGAAGGCCTCCGATAGCAGTGGCAGCAGCAGCATTGCTCATATTAAACTGACGGTATGCTCCACCTACTTCACGCATGGTCTGTAGGTATGGGCTACTTCCTGGAGCGTAACTGTATTGCTGAGTGAGGATGGCAGCGGCTGCAGCATCTTCACCGATGCCTGATACGCCTCTACCAAAACTACCACCTAGTGCACTGACTGTAGATCGCTGTAGTTGCTTATAGCCTAACCCAGTAGTTGAATACTGAGAGGTAGCGTAGTAGTTAGAAGCACGCGCAACTGTTGCACCTAGATCAGGAGCAACTCCAAATCCTGCGCCTGCAACTCCTCCAGCCACCTGAGCAACACCACCAGCAATAGAGAACTTTGCCATGGCAGGAGACATCCAGGGAAGAAGAGTCTCTTGAGACTTGCGTGATTGGAATGCAGACTGTGGCTGTGATGCAGGTACCTTGGTGTCTGTAGTACCACCATCTGTAGGAGTAAAGTTGGCACCATCAGTGCCCATGCTAACTTTGCTGCCCTTGGTAAGATTCTTTTGACCGTTCTTCGTTACGGTCTTTCGCATGCTATCTGCCGCTGTTTGCGCAGGGGCAGATATATGCTTGATCGTGTCGTTGATCTGGTTAAGGGTTTTGAGCGTGTCTTTAAGGGCGTCGTTGAGTGACTTGACGCTTGTCACCATACTAGCCATCTGGACTCCTTATCGCTCTTGCCTTGGCTAGTTCTAGCCAATTCTTTCGTTCTCTAGAGGACATCTCCTTGATCTCAGTCAATGTCCAACTGCTGTACATCTCCGATATAGCCGCCCATTCAACAAACAACTGAATGTACGGAACTACGTTAGAACTGAAACAACGTACCCAAGTTAATGGATATCGTTACCTCACTTCCACAATCTGGGCATTCCATAGTCACGTCATCAAACTGTGGACCAGGAACACGTCGATTGATCTCTTCAATGACCTTCTTACGATCTACAACTGGCAGGTTTTGCACCTGGACCTTGCTGTAGACAGGGGAGTTATTGATCTTCAAGACTGTCTTCTCAAGAAGGATTGTGGTCATCTCTGCAGGAGTCTTCTCCGCATTGTTGATCAATTCTTTTTGAGCAATACCAGTAGGAAGTTGAACCTCAATATCTCCAGCCTTACCTTTAACGATAAAGACTCGATCAGCAATAGGATCTGTAAGAATCTTGGTCTTGATATCTTCATTGATATCGACTGTTACATTCTTAAAGTCATTGCATCCACCACAGAAGATTGACATCTCAGTGGTTGATCCAAAAGTTGCCTTTAGGATTCCTAGAAGCAGAGCCTCACGGTCTCCTGTAAGCATGTGGTCAAGGATCTTGTCATCAGCCTTAAGGTCTCCTACTTTGACGGTTCCTCTTTCTAGGATGACTAGAAGGGCCTTGCCAACGTTGGCTGCTTTAGAGATTGCTTCCTCATCTCGACCAGTTAACTCTCGCACCTCTGCGGTCTGTAGCAACTCCCCAGCGGTTGTGATGTAACCGCCAGGAAGTGCCACAGTAGTATCCGAAGGAGCAACGATTGTCGGATTGATATCTGCAGGAGTTTCTTTGAGAGCATCCTTGATGAGGTTGTTTGCCAAGTCTGGATTAGAGACAGCACTAATTGTGTTCGCCATGATATTCCTTTGTTAGATTAGTTGCTTGCTGCTGAGTTTCCGCCTGAGGCAGTGAACTCAAGAGCACTTTCGTCAATCTTTTCTCCCCATGAGATGTCAAAGCCTTCGTGAACAACTGACATCTGCTCTACGAGCAATGCGTTATCACCAGCGTTGAGATCTGAGTAGGAGACAGATGTTGGCCATGCGTTGTAGATCATGAAGCGCATTGCAACAATGTCGGTAGATGAAGCAGTCGAAGCAGCAGTTCCATCTGAGGTGTTAGCACCTTGTGGAATTGGGTGAGCAAGAACCTTGATCTCGATATCGCAACGGAAGTTATCTCCCGCAGCGCGAGCAGAGCCGCCACCCTGAACTGTAGCGAAGAGTGTCTTCATCCAGTCCCAGTTTGTGCTTGTTCCAAGAATCACTCCACGCTGGAAAGTTAATGGAGCAAAGGTTGTCTGACCAGGAATCTGGTGGACAGTGGTGTTGTAGCCACCTTCACGGTAAGGAATGCTATCTGTTGTAATAGACATTCCTGAGATGGAGGTAAACCCAAATGTAACAGGAGGCTTTGCAAGGTTCTGCATAGCCTTGTTACCGATTACTCCTCCAGAGTTTGTAAGAGGTGTGAAGGTAACTAGGTACCTAAAGTTGCGTAACGGATCGGTCGCAAGCGAGGATCGGTTATTGTTAATTGTTGGCATCTATTATCTCCTTCGGGATTACGCCAGGGTCATTTGACTGAGGTTGATTACTACGAACTCAGCAGGGTATTCAAGTGCAACGCCAACTTGGATATTGACGATGCCGTTTTGAATGGATGATGCTGTGTTATTTGTTGCGTTGCAGAGAACGTAATACGACTGGGCTGGGGTTCCACCGCGAAGTCCACCCTGATTACGGTAGTCATTTAAGAATGAATTAAATGTACTTGTAATACGGGCCCAAAGGGTTTCATCGTTGTTTTCAAAGAGCGCAATCTGAGCAATGCTCTTGAGATTCTGCTCGATGTAGATGAGTGAACGGCGCATGTTGACATAACGGTTTGCTGTTCCATCTTGGAGGAGAGTACGAGCACCCATGACAACAATTCCAGCACCTGGAATTTGACGGATAGCATTAACAGGGGCTGATGAACCAGTTCCTGCTGATGGATATCCTGTGTTCAAGTAGTCAAGTTCTGCAGAGGTAAATAAGCGCTCTAGAGAAATGACGCTACCAAGAGGTGAGTTCAAACCTGCTGGAGCCTTTGCAACACTCTTTGATGCATCGGTAGCAAGATAGAGACCAGCAACTCCTGCTGATGGACCGATCAAACGAATTGCTCCATTGCTGCGGCCAATTGGGTCTGTGATGTATGTGTGTGGGTAGTAGACGGCGGCATTGCTGCTTGCAGTCAATCCCTGTGCGTATGTAATCGCAGCATCAACTGTCTCTCCTGCAGGAGTTTCTGCAACAAAGAAGCCGTTGTTTGCTGAGGCCCATGAGATGGCATCATTGATAACGCCGACAACACCAGAAGCAAGAGTGTCATTGATGTTAGGGGTAAACATTACAAGAGCGCGGTTGAGTGCTGAGAACTCATTCCACACTGAGGCGCTTGTTGACGCGTAGGATGTGTAGTCTCCAGCAACGACGGCTGATCCGTCTGCTCCACCTGTGAGTGGATAGACTGTAAGAACTGGTGTTCCTGAAGCCAATGCACTGACTGTGACTGAAGAGCCTGCAGTATTGTTGATGACAGTTCCTGCATAGTTTGAAGATGTTGGATCTGCAAATACGAGGTTTTCGTAACGCTCAAGAAGGACATCGTTGGTGATGTTCATTGCAGTTCCTGCAACGCCTTCCTTGTAAACCTCAACTGTGTAGGTTCCTGAGATAGTTCCAGCCTTAACGTTGATGCGGAGGTTGTTGCCGTCATCACCGCGGTTCTTTGCTGTGAAGGTAGCAACTACTACGTTGCCTGATGTCTCTACTGAGACTGTAGCGGCTGCTGCATCGCTGTGAAGGATG